GTTTCCCAGTCACGATCTCGTCCCAATATCGTATGCTTTGCTTGCATTCTCTTTTATATCATTGACCAGAACGATGTTCAACCAACTCCATAATGTAGACAAGTTATCAAGGGCGAACACATGACTAACCTGATCATTGAAGTAGTAACTCATTGGTCTTATATGCTCATCAAAGAAGTCGCATTGTTCTATACTCTTCACAAAAGATCCAAAGCAAGTCGTCCCTGGTCTTAATGTTCTTCTGCGCTTGCATTCCTGGTATCCGCTTTTGATTCGCTCTGTCGGCTCTCTGAGTACGGTGAAAACCTGGCTGTACTCTGGTTGCAGGCTCCATTCGCTTTCAGTGTCGATGCCTAGTATCTTCCGAACAGTGCTGCTTCCTGTTTTGGGGATGCCAAGAAAAGAAACCTGGTATTGCTGGCTGTTCCAGTATCTTATTAGTGGTCGTGACTTACTATTCATTTAGTGTTAGTTTAATCTTCTCTGATTTCATTCTGTTTATTGCTCTCCATATTGCAGCTTTCTCGAATACATTGAATCTCTTTTTGGTAGATACTTCATAAACAAAGTGCATTCCATTGGTGGTCCATAACGTAATGCCTGAGATGTGTAGCACCTGATATTGACCAATAACCCACTCTTCTGAGTCACCCAATTGCCCGATGATCGCTCTTGCTGCATCGCCTATGAAATGATGATCAATGAAATCCTTTAGTTCGCTCATTTGCGTCTTATAATTGCGTGAACAAATAACCAAGTAATGCGATAAGTCCGCCAATAATTGGATACTTGAACCAGCCTAATCCCAATCCATAGTCAACACTACTTGGCTCCATTATTAGTCTTGGCTTTGGCGTTATTATCCTCGGTGGCGGCCCTTTAGGTGGTGGCGGCCCTTTAGGTTTGTCTGTTTGCTTCTTCTTTTCCATGTTTATTCTGCTTTTGGTGGTTCATTCCTTAATTCCACAGCGCATTGTATCTGCACTCTGGTTTCGTCATTAACCTGAAACGGCACAAACAAGCGGCTGAACGCGTGTTTTACACCGAGCGGAGAAACCAGGTAATAAATACCATCGTATTTTTCATGCTTCTCGGTTGTCCATTGTGGCAGTTCTGGTGTTCCTAAATCGCCATCAACAAGCATCTCAAACTCACATTCTTTGTGTTCTGGGCTATCAACAATTACTGTTCTGGCTAAATAATTCAATCGCTCACCTTGTTCTGAATACAGTATTTGCTGCCCGTTCTTGATTACTGCAATCACTTTTTCTTCCTCTATCCTCGGTTTTGCTCTTTCAATTAAACCTTGCACAATTGGTAGTGGTGGCTGTCCAGTAACTCGCAACCCTGAATCGCTTAACATCTTCCTTAATTCGTCAGCTTCGCTCAACAGTGCCGCTATCAGATCAACGGAATCCTCTCTTTGATCTTGGCTTAATTCAGGCAAGCCCATTAATTGCTCTTTGTATTGTTCTTTTTTCAAAATCAGCAACTTTGAATAAACTCAATCACAACCTGATTACCTCCGCTGTTATCTCCTGAGAATATAACCGATTCAAAGACCTTATCCGTTTCCTCTACCACAATTAAAAAGCCTCTTTCCGGACTCGTTATGGTCACAGCAGCAATGCCATCGCTATTTAACCAGGTATTCAAATCTGATTCGATTAATCCAGGTACAGCGGTTGTGTATGGAAAATCAAAGGCCGGGTTGTCTTTCAGGCTTTCCCCGTCTACTATAACATCCCACACGTAATTATTGAATTGAACTTCGTGCGTGTAGTCGCAAATCGGTTGAACCGGATCACCTTGATTGCATTGGCAGAAAGAGAATACCAGAATGATGTACCCGAATAACAGTATGAGTGTTTTAGTGTCGTGTTTCATAGCTTTGTATTTTTACATTAGTTGTATTGCGCCTGTAATTACAAACTCTAAATCTTTTTCCGCAAATTGCCCAGATCCTACTGTAACGCTCAATGAAGTCATGTAGGCATCAAAAACCAGAGATTTGCCATGAATTGTATTGAGCTTCAATGTCGTGAGTTCTTGGTTGTCCACTAAGCGGAAACAGGTTTTGGTATCCAAAATAAAGCCACTATCAATAATCCTTGCCTCGCCCTCGATCAGCCTTACCTTGTCTATGCTATTAACAGGTATCTTTTTAATCTCTGTGTTCTTATCTATTGAGTACCGACAGCGGTGGCTTTGATGGGAGAAATAATAATCGGAACACTGATCTGATTTGAATACTAAATGCTCGGATATTTTTACCTGCCAATCGGCATTAAATTCAATCAGATTACCAATTACCTTGACCTGATCTTTTGGTGCATTCTTTTTAATAGCAAGGGTCTTTGCTACATTTGGCGTTAGTAGCATTGCTCCAAATCCAGCTAATAATGATCTATTTATAAAGCTGCGTCTATTCATCTTGATTCAATTCTAAAATCTTCAAATCAACATAATTTTCTATAAGGTCAGGAATTCGATTAAGAGCTGATTCGTAATTATTATCTATTAAGTAAATCGCGATAGAAAGTTCTACTAGCGAGTAAGACGCCCTACGCACAGCAAGACCCATGCGGTTAGAAAATGATATTTTAAAGTTTGGGGAATTAAGCATAGCCTTACTCTTCTTCGCTTAAAATAGCACTACCGAATGTCTCGAATCCACTCAGAACATCTTTCGCGATCTCCTTTTCAATCACGTCGCTCGTCACAAACTGAATTGCCTTGATTGTCCGGTCTGCATTTCGCTCAGGATTCAGGCTTATCGACACTAGGCGATTGTGCTGCACAATTATAACAGGGTACAGCTCCGCATTAGAGGGTATTTCATTCAGATTAATCTCAGCCATTATGCCGGTTGAGTCCCTGTTTACAAATGCAGAGCCAATTGTTTGGTTTCTGTTATACAACACATTGACAGCTTCGCTTGGAACAACAATGCTGCTCAGGTCGGTTTCTTTACCCTTGTCTACATACTGCCGATAGCTCATAGCTTTATATTTGATCCGTTAATATGGTTTATTAATTCGCTTATGCCTCTTTTCTTCATGCCTTCTAATTGATATTTTCGGAATGTGTCTCTAAACATCATGTATCTGGCATTTTCTTCCTGCACATGTGGGATAACAGAATCATTGCACCACCAGACACGCATTCCGGTTTTCCAGGCGTCATGAAAGAAAAAAATGTGTTCTCCAATCTTTAAATCGTCATCCCACGCATTGAGGAGCAATGTAGACCGTTTTGCAGCGAAGAAGTTTTGCACCAGGTCCGTTTCCAGGTAGTTTGTTTTGATATGCGTTGCCTCTGCCTGGACTTCCAACGTATTGCCATTTTGATAGAATCGACCTTCGTATTTTACTTTCTCGCCGTTATTCGCCACACTGCCGGCACATAAATCGCACTGATCTAACCAAACTGGAGTAATCAGTTTTTCAATAGCTTCTTTATCATCTAATGCAAAATCATCGTCGAAATAAATCAGTATATCTTCTTTGGCCTGTTGTGCAATTACATTTCGCTTTACGCTGATTCCCTGATTAAATGGCAGCGAGATCAGTTCATAGTCCGGATTATCATGATAGCTTTGATCGTCGCTATCATCAGCTACGTATATCGGAATATCCGGATAGAATTCTCGAACCGATTCCAGGCAGTTTTTAAAGCTGTTCGGTCTTAAAAAGGTGGTTATGGCAAATGCGTAATTCATGCCAATGCGTTTTTTCTTATCCCTGTATCAATTACCGGATCTTCAATACCAATCCAGTTCAGCATTTCTTTTTGTGCTTCAGCATTATTCAGAACCTTTGAGCTATCGAATATCCTGAACCGATCAGATTGTCTTGCCAGAAATCTAGCCTGGAAATAAAACATGTCGTAGTATTTGTTAACCCCTACCTTGAGTGTCCTTTCTTTGAACTTTGGAAAGCACTGATCCCAGGGCGAGGGGTTGCCGTCCTTTTCGCTAAAATGATTGTAGGCAAATGGAGTTAATTTGCGCTCAAATGATTTAATCGTTTCCCGTTTGTTGCGCTGTAGGCAAATAATCTTGTAGCCAGCATTGATAAAGATCGAAGCATACCAGAGCCATTGCAGGGCCACGTCGCATCCTTCGTTTTCTATCATTGCTTTTGCTAAGGCATTTCCCTGCGCTTTACTGCTCTGGCTACCAGGATAGGGAATATTAAACCGGAATAACTCATGTGTGCATGACACAATACATGGTTGTTTATCCAGTAATTCCGCAAGGCTAGTTGTTCCACAGCGGCCAGATCCAGTTCCGATGACTTTTATCATTCGCCTTTGTTCATTCCAAATCTTCTTAATACCCCTGCTTTTTCGCCTCCCTCAATCATTCGCTGCTGCTCTCCATTGGCTGATCCCCAATCATCAAAAGAATGCAGATTTTCACCATCTTTGATGTCCAGGATCATCGGAGTTGGTGTTTTGATATATTGCACTCTATGTTGCTCAAACCCCATGAAGTCATAAATGCGGGCCTCGCTGTCATTATCTAATCCCTTTTCAGTCCTGTAATACCACAGGCCGAAATTCTCAGACATAAATTCGCAAATGTCACGCCTTATACACCGTCCTGCCCCAATAACATTTGTTAATTGCAATTCCTTTAGCCGGTCGCCTTGTTGATCATAGAAATACAGAGATGAAAGGCCAAAGAAAGGCGACTTTCTAAGCAAGGGATCTAAATAGAAATTAATGAGGTTTGCATCTAACAGATCATCGCTACCTAGCTGCATGATGTAGTCACACTTGAATTCTAGGGCTCTTTTCAGCCCTGCATTCATCTTTTCGCCAAGTGGTGAGTTTTTGTGATAATAGGTGATGAACCCGAACGAATTAGCCAGAGCAGCATCTTCTGAGTTGCTGCAAATTACAAGCGGAATGAGTGTAATGCCTAGATTATTCCATTCTGTTTCTACCTGCATTAATTGCTGGTAGGTTATCCGAGCAGTTTCATGTCGCTGCCATGCTGCTATCAGTAGTAATATTTTCATGGGAGTACATTAAATACATCTTCTCTGTTTATTGGAATTAATTCACCGTCCTTGTTTTCTTTGTACGCAACAATCGGCTGATTCTTCTCCATGCCTCTTTTTCGATCATGGCATTTCCAGGATGAGCCACCTCTGCTGTCACATAATGCCATGTGGTTATCTGGATCAAATTTTGAGCCGCCTTGAGATTCGGGAATAATATGATCAGTTACGTGTGAGGGTGTAGCGCGGTCTTTGTTAAGGCAGTTTTCGCAAAGCGGCTTCTCTTTGCGATAGTCAACAGAAGTCTTTCGCCATCTTCGCGAATTACAGAACTTCTGATCGCCAGAGGATAGCGATCTGCTTTGTGCAGTATTATTTTTAGTGTTTCCTGATAGTGTTTTCAAAATCATAATTCCCCCAAATAAAAAAAGTCATACCCTGCCCGAAGACAGAGATATGACTTTTTGTGAGGTTGCAAGTTACGAAATTATCCGTAATGGTGCAATTTTACCCTTTTTGGATCAGATTACACAAAAGTCATTACACTTTAATATTTCTTAAAATTCGCTAACTTGACCTTTTTCTAATACGCTATGAAATACTAAAACATGAGGTTTGGATATATGCGGATCTCTACTGAATCACAGGATTTTGGTAGACAAGAAATGCAGTTGGAGAAATATGGCTGCGATCGTATTTTCAAAGATATTGCCAGTGGAGCAAAGACTAATCGAAGCGGATTGAACCGAATGTTGGAGATGTTGCGCCCTGGTGATACTGTGGTAGTGGTCAAGCTATCCCGGATCGGAAGGTCGGTAAAACACCTGATTGAATTAATCACTTATTTCCAGAAAGAGAAAATCGAATTTATTTCACTGACTGAAAGCATTGACACCAGCTCCGCAATCGGAAAGTTGGTATTTACCATTCTGGCTGCGTTGGCTGAGTTTGAACGAGAGTTAATTGTGGAGCGGACAAAGGGAGGCTTGGAAGCAGCCAGGAAGAAAGGCATGGTGATCGGGAGGCCAAAAGGGATTACCAGGCGCAACCAGGTCAGAGCGGTTCAATTACATGCCTTGCATCACACTGGGGAATATACCGTCAAAGAAGTCATGGAGATGTTAAAGATCGGCTCAACTACTACCTACTATAAACACTTGCACTGGTATGAGGAAAAATTGAAGGAAAAGAAAAAGAGGTCGGATGAAGCCTCTTAATTTTTCGACCGCTTAACTAAGCGCGGCGTGGTGTTTGCTTATAATCTCTTCGCTCGGTGATCCGTTAATAAATTCTAAATCATAGTCGGCGATTACTGTATATTTGCCTTGTGTTTCTTCAAACTTGGTACCAACCAAGCTTAGTTTATATTGGACGTGTTCCGGGCTTCCGGGGCCATGTTCGTCGTCTGGAAAGGCGGGGCAAATCATATAAACGCCTATTATTTCCAGTTCGGCACCTTCATAAACATACTTGGCGTTGTTTTCGCGTTCGGCGGTCCTAACAATAGCCCGTTTGCCTTTTATCTCGAAATCCCTTATTGATTTCCAAATTGACCCCATGGCCTTTTTAAAATTGTCGTCTTCAATTACCAATTTATTGAAGTCCTCAAAGCTTAAAGGGGCTACCTTTTCAGCTAGGAAATTCTTTATTTCTTTAAATTTTGCGTGGTTCATGCTTTTAAGTTTTAAAGGTTGTTGTTTTAAGTCAATAGGGGCGTTTAACGCCCTTCGGTTGTTTCAACAATTCCGTTTTTTATGATCCCGTGGAACTCTTTGCCGGTTTTAACCTTAAAAATCCAAACCTTTTTAACCAGTTTGAAAAATCCAGTTATACCGCCGTCTATCCTATGGTCAACTTGATTGTAATTTATCCAAGTTGGCGAACATTCGCCCACGAAACCGGGAACTTTTGAATTTAAAATTTTCATTATGCAAGTTTAGATAAATGACATATTGCCAAACGCTACTTAGTAACCATTTTTAAGCTTGCGCCGGACCACTTCCGTTTTTCACTAGTTCAAATCAATTGTAAAGGTTTAAATGGGTCGGTTATCCTCATTTTGGAAACACAAGACGGCCACCGGGTACAACTCACAACGGCCAACGCCGTTCCTTTCCCCGGTTCTGTTTTACATTGGGTTTCTGTCTTTTAAGCGACCGCTTTACCTGCGATCTTGGTTGAAAAGTTCTATAAACATTCGGGCGTGACCGTAAAGAGCGAAGCCCAATATTAATAGCATTGCTTTATCCATGGTTCTTTAGTATCTCGACCAGTTAAAAAATTACCCTATTTTCTTATTCGCTTTCCTCATCTTATCCCCTATACTCCTTTCTGTGGCCCTGGAATATTTCTGCGTACTCTCCAGGGACTTATGCCCCATCATGACTTTCAGATCCGAAAGTTTAACATCTGGCTTTTCTAAAACCAGCATTCCGAAAGTGTGTCGGCCAATGTGAGCAGTAATATTTCTTTCAATTCCAGCTTTTTCTTTGACAGCCTTCAACCCTTTGTTAAAGTTGCGGTTATTGTAGGGCTTGAAAATAAAGTCCTCTTTACTCTTGCCCTCAATGTATCGATCAATCAGAAATTTCGCTCCGCCAAAAGTATCATCAACCGGCACTTTGTATGACACGCCTGTTTTCTTACTCTCCTTAATCAGCCATCTTTGACCGGCCTTGATCTTCAGATGCTTTACCTTTACTCCATGCTCCAGATCTAGCACATCGGAGAAACGGAAGCTGGAATAACACATGAACAAAAACGCATCCCGGATGAACATTTCTACCTGATTGATTAACTCAACCTGCTCAATCGCTGTTAATTCCTCTCTAGTCAATCCTTCCTGATGTTTCTTAACTCGCTTGATCTTGTGAATATCAAAAGGGTTTTTATCTAACAATCCGCGCTGCACTGCTTTTTTCAGAAAGCTCTTTAGGTAGCCCAAGTCCTTGCTAACTGTACTTTGTTGGAGCGTCTTGCTTTCTCTCCCTGACTTCCTAGCAAGTAGCCAGTTTTCCAATTGGGCAGTAAAGGTGTAATCCACATCAGATAAAAGCACTTCTTTGTATTGCTCCAGTTTTCGGATCAAAGATGAATAAACCAGGTGTGTTCCGGCTGAGATATTCATAATCTCCAATTCCTGCCACATATACCCGGTTAATGTTAATCCAGTTTTATTTCCTTCTAAGTGATCGATTAAGGCAGTCAAACTAAACCGACTGCCGGAATTTTGGCAGTCCATGAAAAATCGATCTGCTTTCAATCGAATCTCGTTTAGCCTGACATTGTATTCTCTTTCCAATTCGTGCTTGATCACTCTTTCGTTCTTTACATCCCACTGGTGCGACTCAAGCGATATTCCTATGCTCCTCCATTTCCGCTCAGATCTATACCGCATTTCAATTTCCACTGAAGCGGATTGGCCTGATTTAAGTTGCTTTTTCCTTCGGTTGAACTTAAAAGAGTGTCGCAATGTTCGCATGTTAAAAATTTACCTGTTGTTTAAAATGGAAATGAGGTGTATCCAAAATGTATCCGTTTTTATGTTCGCTTCTGGCTACTTTTGGAAAACCCCTCTCCTAATCCTACGCAAAACAATACTTTGCGTTGCCAAAACCAAACCGTTAAAACTCGCTGAAAAAGTTAAACTATAACTTAGTGTCTCTTTTTTACCTGCCTGTTTATCAATTAGTTACAACGGTTTTTATTTTTTGTGTATCCGTTTTGTATCCTTTTTGGATAAAAACAAGGTGTTTACGTAATTTATGCCTCTTCTGTATCGATCCGCGCTTTTTCATCCTCAACCACCAATAAAACCCTGCAACCGGGGAAGCATGTCTCAACTGCTCTTTTTTGCAACTCTAATTTTGCGCTACCTTCCTGGAGTCGCTTCTTTGTCTGTCGGTGGAGTTTTTGGTACAGCTCAGGATTTTCCAAAATCCGCTCTATGTATCCAGTGATTATTTCCATGCACTCAATATACGTCACATTTTGTTACAAAGCAATATTTCAAAGAACTAATATTTTCAGCTAACCCCTAATCCATGTTTTCACAACCCAATCAATCACCTCCGATTCCAAGAACACAACAGAGTTTCCATTCCGATAACAGGGAATAGGATGCTTTTGATCAGCGATCCATTTATTCAGGGTTGTTTTACCGATCTGCATTTTTTCCATGAATTGTGCCTTCGTGAAAAAGCTTTCTTTTTCACTGGTGATTAAATCAGTCAGGCCAGCAATAGCCGCGATCAGTTGATCTTGCTTATCCAGGATTGCTTTTATGTTATCCTGATCCCTGTCTTCTATCAATTGGGCTAATGTGGTCATGGTGATTAGTTTTCTAGTTTAGCATGATAAACTTTCGGCATCTCCCGAACTCGCAAATACTCCGGCCATTCGTTTATATCTCCACCATGCCGGTCTTTTAGAAAAAGTTCTTTTGATAAGTAAGCTCCTAGTTGCTTTACAAATACAGGGATGTCAGCATATTTGTTTTTGCATTGAAGGATGATGTTCTTGATCCACTTTTGGCTGCATGGTCGATACCTGTATTTTCCAGACTCATTCCCGCTTTCGCCTCCAATTATAACCCAATCAATACCCCACAGAACTGGTTCGCCGCAATTCCCAGGGTCATCGAATGTCGGGTAATTCGTCATCAATGAATACAAATCAACAGGAGCAATCAATGGCTCTAGTGACAAAAATTTCGTCTTAGCTGGTATGCGGTCCAGCGCTCCCATTCTATGTACTTGGTCCTGCCCTTCTATACTTACCCCCATCCAAACATTATCATACCCATCACCCCAATCTGGAGGCAAGCAATCCATAATCCGTTCCGGCCTTTTGGTTAAAATCTGGTAGGTGTGCTGCGGTGTTTGTCTAATAACCTCCCAAGCTTCTGCCCTCCATTCGTCAGCCTCTTCAATAAACCAATCCGACCACGAGCAAGTAAAAATCAATCTCGGTTTATCCCATCTTAACGGGGCATTAAAGCTTGATTTACTCCGCAAAACAGTGGAGGGGTCTTGCCCATACCGCTCTTTATCCCGGTACATGTAGCAGAATTTGCAACCAGGAGAGACTTTTTTGCAGCCGTGCCAAGGATTCCATGTTGTTTCCGTCCATTGTATTTTTGATTCGTACGCCATGATTTACCTGTTTTTCAATTCGATAATCTTATTTTAATACCCGTCCCAATCTCCATGTATGCCCCTTTCGTACTAAATCCAACCCGGAGCGATCCAAGCCAGGAAACAAAGCCACCCTCAATAATCTCGATCAGCACCAAGCCATTGCCGCCAATATCTCCCAAACTGCCGTCTGCGTCCTTAGCTGGGTAATAATCCATGCAGAACAACCATGCTGATCTGCTCGATATAACCGCTCCCATTCCGAGCGATCCAAATTCAGATTCTTTTCTATATCCGTACTCAGCCGAAAAGATCAACCCGATCCCGCTCTGCTTGATCACTCCAATCGACCGGAACAAACCCGGATCAGATTTGGAGTAAAAACCACCGCCAGCCGATGAAAACCCATTGATTTGTGCAAAGCCAGCGGTGGTGATGAAAGCTGATAATAAAAATGATATAAGCGTGGGTATTCTCATACTGAGTTGCTTGCGGTTTTAATCGCTTTAAATATCTCACAGGCTACCTGTGGCACGATGGCGTTTCCAAGAGCTTTAAGGCGACTTGTTCTCTGGACATATTCTTCAACTTTTGAGCAATCAACTCCAATTTTTTGCTCAACTTCTTCTCTGCCGAAGTGCCCGACTGCGTTGTAAATTGTCTTTCTTTCAGCACTGTCCAGTGTTTCGGGTAGCCCATCATCCATTCTACAAAGCAGGGTTGCAACTTCAAACCAGTGTTCTTTCCATTGTTCAGACGCTGGAACTGTTCGACCAGATTCACCCCTCTGGTATGCTCTATTCGTTTCTTGAATGCTTCCGAATTCTCCGCAAATGGAGCCCTGTAATCCCTGTTGGTTGGCGTCGGCAGTAGATTCTGGATCCTCGCTACCAGATTCGGGGTAAAGTCTTTCCTGGTGTGAGCTGTTATTTTGTTTGCTGTTGGAGTGGGTAGTAAATGCATGTGCTTCACTTGCGCTGCCAGGCTCACCCATTCGTTGTTCCTGTTGTACCCCTTCTCCTTGGTTCTCTTCTTGTAATGTTCGGGTGGATAATCCGGCATAACTGTCGAGGGAGTGAGCAATAATCCACACTCTGTCCCTACGGTGCGGAGCTCCTTTTGCGCAAGCTGGAATAACAAACGATTCGACCTCATAGGCTTCATCTTCCAGCGAAGTGCAAATTTGTTCGAATACTTTCCCGCTGTCCATGCTGAGGAGCCCAGCAACATTTTCGCCAACAACAAAGGCCGGCCTAACTTCTTGGATAACTCTAAGCATCTGCGGCCAGAGGTAACGATTGTCATCTGCTCCTTTCCGTTTTCCGGCTGCGCTGAAGGGCTGACAAGGGAAGCCTCCTGAAATAATGTCAACTGCTCCCTGGTAGATCATTCCGTCAAATTCTCTGATGTCTCCATGTATCGGTATGTTTGGAAAATTCTTTTTTAATACTCTTTGGCGGTACTTATCCCATTCCACAAAGGCGGCGGTCTGCCATTCGAGCCAATGCGCAGCCAATGAAAAACCGCCGATCCCTGCAAATAAATCTAGTAGCTTCATGATCAAAATGGTAAATCATCCTCTCCGCTATCGCCTTCCTTCACTCCTTCGGGTTCCGGTATCGGATCTGGACTTCGTGCCGGATCGCTATTGCTTTCTTCTCGCTTACTAAGCACCCGAAAGTAATTCCCAACCACCTCCGTAGTTTTCCGGTTATTCCCGTCTTTGTCCTGCCAGGTGCGGTGCGTCAGTTTGCCCTCGATGTAAATTGCCATTCCTTTTTTTAGACTGGCTTCTGCCTTTTCGGCCAATGACCTCCAAACGACGCAATCATGCCATTCAGTCTGCTTTTGCCATTCTCCGCTTTTGTCTTTGTAGTTCTCATTGGTGGCGAGTGAGAATTTGGCGACGGTCTGCCCGTTTTCCAGTCGTCTGACTTCCGGGTCTTTGCCGAGGTTGCCGATTAAGATTACTCTATTTACCATTAGGCTGCTATTTTTAATTTGTAACTATTAAACCGTTCGACCATTTCCAAAAACTGAGGATCTTCGTTTCTTACAAAGTGCTTGTAATTCCGGATCGCAGATGATATACTGGACACATCCCGATTTAGCATCAATGCGATTTCGCGTCTACTGCATTTCTTCTGCTCTGCCTGGTATGCAATGATCTTTCTGATGTCTGCGAAAAAATGGAGCTTGCTATCTGCCCTGAGTTGACTGCGGCTGCAATTGAATGCCTTGCAAGCCTGAGTAATCAAGTCAGTAACCAGGCTTTCGCCTTTCAGTTCCTTTTTCAATTCGTGCAATCCTCTCTCCAATTCATACAGTCTTTCAATCTGTTCCTTGTTCATGAGATTTATTTTTAAATTCAAATATCCAGGACCGGGAGCCATCTAAAAGTGTGGCTTTTTGCTTCCGGTATTCTACCCGCCTCAAGTGCGTAGAGTACTCATCCGGTCCCGCTAATTCTATTTCAATTGCGCCTGAGCTTTCCAGGTGACTGATCAAATCCTCTGAAAATCCAAGTTCTTTAACCCGTCTTTTCAGGTTGAACAGATTGCGCATACAGTACCGGGTAAAGATCAAATCAAGTAGATCCAGTTCGGTTAACTGTATATTTGCCTTTGCTGTCAAGCGCGCTGCCTTTGATCGATCAATTCAGAAAATACTTTCATTTCCTGCGATGCCTTTTCGTAACTGCCAAACACACCAAGCAAAAACCAATCGTTTTCACTTTCGATAATCATGGATTTGATATTGCGCTTGATCATTTCATCCATCGTGCAGATGTTATATGATTGCTGTGACTTGCTGTATTCCAGCACATGATAATCCTGATAATTCTGCATTTCAAAATGGGATGTCTTCATCATCGTTTCTTTTTGCTGGTTGTATTTTGGTGCTATTCCAGGGATCATCATCAGCGGTTGGAAAATCACCCGGATCGTTGATGTCTGAAAATTTGGCGTTTTCAGGGTTGAACTTCAGCTTGACTGTTGTTAGTCTACCTGATCTGTTTTTAGCCACTATAAACTCACAGATCCCTTTCAGGCTTTTTCCTTCTTCATCTTCCAAAATCTGATAGTATTCCGGGCGATAAAGGAAAGCCACTACATCTGCATCTTGCTCAATAGACCCGCTTTCGCGCAAGTCAGATAATTGAGGTCGCTTTGTTCCTCCGCGTGTTTCAACAGCTCTGCTGAGTTGCGCCAGCTCAATAACAGGTACATTCAATTCTTTAGCGATTCCTTTTAATGCCCTGCTGATCTTGCTCACTTCCTGCTCTCTGTTTCCGTGCTTTTCGTCACCCTCCATTAACTGGATATAATCGACCATGATATATTGAATATCATTCTTCGCTTTTAGCAGCCTCGCCTTGCTTCGCATTTCCATGATGGAAACTCCAGGAGTATCGTCTATGTAAATCCCTAGATCAGACAACCGCTCCGCTGCTGCCATAAACTGCTGCTGTTCGGATTCGTCCAGTGTGCCGGTGTTTACCTTTTCCCCATTGATGCCAGCCTCTGCGCACACCAATCTGGTTCCTAGTTCTACATCACCCATTTCCAGGGAGAAGAAAGCTCCGGATCGGCCAAACTCTGCTGCATTTTTTGCCATGCCTAAAACCAGGGCAGTTTTACCCATTCCAGGACGGGCAGCGATGATATAGGTTTTCTGTGGTTGCAATCCTCCGAATAACCGATCGATATCTGCATAGCCGGTTGGCACTCCGGTAATGCCGTCTTTTGACTGTTGGGCTTCCTGCATTCTGGCAACTACCTTGCTCATGACTTGCGACATTCCCGAAATACTGCCACTGTTGCGAACGGAGATATTAAAGATCGATTCCTCTGCTTTTCCGATCAAATCAATTACATCGGTAGACTCCTGGTAGGACTCTCTGATCAATTCACTGCCAAAGGCGATCAATTTTCTGGCAATCGCTTTCTGCTTGATCAATCGGCAATGGTACTCCTGATTGGCTGCGGATGCGACCCGGTTGGTTAGTTCAGATAAATAAATCACTCCACCTGACTGATCCAGCAAACCATTCTTTTTCAATCGCTCCATGACGGTTAACTGATCGACTGGCTGATTTAATTCGTACAACTCCAAAGCAGATTGGAAAATATTGCCATTGCGCTGATCATAGAAGTCTTGCTGCACCAATTCCCCTGCTGCGATGGTTAAGGCTTCCCGGTATTGCATAACCGCACCCAGAACAACCTGCTCCAGCTCGACCGCTTGAGGTGGCACTTTGCCGAAAACAAATTTTGATATGTTAGCCTGGTTGGTCATGCGGATTTTTTCAACTGATCAGCAGTGAAAACATTTTTTGGTGCTTCGTATCTGACTTTGTTTTTATCTTCTTTGGTTGGCCAAAACTTCTTTTCATTCTTTAGCCACATTTCTACTCCGGCATAGTGCTTGGAGATCCATGAATTCATCCTGGATTCGTCTGGTTCCTGTAATTGATACCATTCGTCCTTTTTCTGTAGGTTCCGGAAATAGGATTTGATATGCTCTCCGATTTTACCGCCGACTATGTTTTGTAGCTCCTTGATGGATGTCGGGAAAGTCTTTTGTAATTGATTGGCAAAAAAGATCGCGGTGGATTCGTATTTCAGCGGGTTAATATCCAGGGAACCTTTTAGCGCAACTTTTGGAGGGTTATTATTTTGTTTAGGTTGGATATTATTTTCTTTTTCGTGCGCGCGTTCTCTCTCTGTATGTAATCTATGTAAGTCTCTGTTAATGGACCCTTGCACAGTGTCAGGTTCCCTGGACCCTTGCAAATTGTCAGGGTCCACCCTTGCACCGTGTGAGGGTCGCAAATTGTCAGTATCGCAAAATGTCACCAGTGCAGTGATTAATTTATCCTGGTCTAATTTGTAGTGCAGAGTTGGCACTTTATTGAATTTCACAACCTTTGTTTCGAGCCAGCCGAATGACTTAAATTCCTTCGTGTATCTCCTGATACTATGTTCTTTTATTCGGATTTCTTCGTACCAATCGGCATAGCTTTTGGCGAAAAAACCATCCTTCATTTTGGTCTTCCCGCTCCAGTAAAATAACTGGCTCAAATACTGGCCTTTTTCGTGTGATCCGGTGAAGTCAATAAACAGAACGTTATTGGATAGCGTGTTGGCATTTCCGACTAACCTGGATAAGATTTTCTTTAGTGTATTCATGGCGTTTATTTGTTTTTTGTTTTTGGATGGCTATGATAAAGCAGGTGTTGCTCTTTGCCATTCAAAGGAGGGTTTAACGCCTGTATGTAATTGGACTCTTTAAACGGATCGTCGCAAAGGAGTTTGACATCAATTACATCGTTTTTGCTAATCCTATCTTTAAGGTATGTGCCCAACCTAGAGTTGTCGTGAGTTTCGTTCACAGCAGCCCTCAAGTGTGAATTTATTCTTGGTATTATGCTTTTTGATGCGCCTATGTAGACGTTATCTATTTGGTACACACCAGGCTTTTTTCTCCTGGTTGCTGGAAAATCAATAAGGTTGACCCTAAAAGTGTAGGTCGCCTCATCATTACTGTATTGTGTAATCTTCATTCCCTTAAATGTTTTTCAGTTTTTACAAATCAATTTCATTCCGACTCATAGCCGGTTAAGTCAAAAATTCACCTGTTGTTGTAAATCCAGGCAGGGAGGATTTGGGAAGAGTGCCTGGATCTGGTCAAATTGTAGCGCCTCTGATTTTCAATGGTTTAATTGTGCGCATTACACAAAAGCCATTACACTTTAATATTTCTTAAAATTATCAAGGTTAACCTTTTTCTAATAGTGTGTCTTTTGTGGTTTTAGGTGCGATCTCTTGTGAGCTTTGGGTGTTCTGGTGGTTATTTAACCGACCGTTATAAAATCTGCAATCTTATCCACCAAAAATCAAAGTTCTCGCATATAATACAAGCTAATTTTATCAACTCAACATTAACTGGCTTTCCTTCTGGCTGCTGTATTCTCTTGTCATCATGTACATAAAGGATAATGGCTGCATCTTCCATTATAATTATGGTTTTCCCTAATTTACCTTCAAAGCAATCGAAAATCATATCAGTTAGTTTAACAACCGTTAAAAAAGTGTGGGGCTTCCACCCACCGCCCAATGTCGCCCGAGTTGGTGGCGCAAAGGTCTACTTCTTAATTCGACCCTATGACTGGGCCGGTTGGTTAATTAATTCTTTGAGGTCTAACAAGTGATCAAGTAATAATTCTTTCAGCCTAATATATTCAGACTCTCCGTGTTCTGTTAGGCTATCTTTGCAGTCGTGTAAGACCCTGAGTTCTGTTATTACCTGTATTAATTCCTCTTTTTCCATGCTGCTAAATCGACCGAAAAGGCGGCGGCATCCCTTTCGATCTGGTTACTCTGATTGTCTTCTTACATCCGGGCTGGTCATTTATCCGAAAGCCCTTAAGCCGCCTGTGGCTATACTTAATAATGAATTATCATGCTATCAAACCGACCGCTATTCTGCGGTCTTCTGTGATTTAATTTTTTTCTCCAATTCTCTTAATAGTCGAAGTACTTCTTTGTAGTCCTTTTTTGGACTACTGGACAGCATTATAGCGTACTTGATTAATAAGTTTTCCATAATTTCGGAATTTCGACCGTTAAAAAAATATTGGGACATACACCTTACAAACTTCTTTTAATGAATAACAATGTCCATTAGTCACAACCCAAATTTCCTTTTCCCCTTCATTCTGAAAAGTTTCTTCATATCTCCTATCTGAGTTCTTGTAATATTTCTTAATCTTTTTTTCAAACTTCTTCCTGTTGCTGAAAAAAAGCCGCTTCATTTTCTTATACTTTAGCTTTTTCATGTTACACTATTTCGACCCTATTTGAGCCTTGATTTATTAAATTCTTTATGCGCCAATTCCTGTATTTCTTCAACTCTTGATTCTTTGGTAATCGGGAACTTGTATTCCTCATTCAGCCCCCAAATCAGTACAGCATTGCATTCAAATATTTTGCAAAACCAAATAGCCTCGCCTATGGACTCCTTGAGGTTTCGCCTTCCTTTGATCTCTACTGTATTCTTAATTCTTATTAATAGCATAGTATGTTTCCGACCAGTTAATTAACAGCAATTAATACCCCAACATCCGCTTTTGTATGCTGGACAATCTGATCTGTCTGGCTGCGGTCCATACTTGGGTTCAATATCTTCATCCTCTAATCGCTTACCCTCTTTGCCGAGGGTATCAAACTCTTCTTTGTCGCCTTTGTGCCAGGCTTCCATTCTGGCATCTTCCAGTAGTTGCAAATCCTTTTCGTTCATGATGTTTTGTTTAAAGCCGTTAGAAAATTAACCAGGGGCAATTCCCTAACCGAGAGAAAATAATTGCGCCCCTGGTGAGTATCAAACGAAAACCAACTTTTCAAATAAAGCCGGGCCGATCCAATCACAAAAGCCCGGCTAGAAACATGCTTAAACCCTATTACCTATAACCTCTCTTTCTTTGAAAAGGTCCGGCCTCAGTGACCGGACGGTAAACCCCAAAAACTTCAATCAATTTGCACATGAAAAAATAAACCCTGGTAACCTTTTCAAAGAAAACCGGCTGCGCGACCTTGCAGCCGGAATCAATCATTAAACCTATATGAAAAAACGAAAATCATTCAAATTAAGCCCGGAAGTCTAACCGGGCCCTGCAATCATCTGCAACACTTACAGATCTCTTTTGATCTGTGTTTTTCGTGGTCGTGCGATCAGCCAAAGAAAGGCCAGTATCAGCACTAGTATTCCTGTATTCATGGATCATAAAGTGTTAGTTACTACCTAGTGTGCATCGATATCAATAGCCTCCACGCTCTCAAATTCCCACTCATCCGGATCCGGAATATAAAAGCCATACTCTGCTGCAAACTGCTGAATCAAAGCGATATAATCCATGAACTGAACTGTAGTCATCCGCGTAGTAGTTTTACGGATTTCCTTTTCTCCTTCCGGCGTTTTTATCTTCACATCCTCCCAATCGGAAATCATTGGTAAAAAACGCTCTTTGCACCATTCATGGACTATATCGGTTGTAATCTCCAGATCAGGATTCCACTCTTTGAATTGGTGAGATAAAATATTCAACACCAATCCCCAATAGTATCGATTCTGTTCCGGACTCCTGCGCTTCTTTTTTCGCTGTACAGTAATTTCGATCCGCTTGCCTTCAAAGGCCCTGCCGACCTCTGCTCTGAATCGTTGCTTGGTACGTGGACCAAATACTTGGCCGTTCTCAACTTTACCTGTGTATGTAAGAATTAGGTCTTTCACTTGACTGCATTTTCAACACTATCGCCTATTTCCTTCATGCTGCCGCCTCCATTATAGCGGACTCCTTCGAGTTGATTTGCTTTCAGGTATTTGATTGTCTCAGTTGCCTCTGATCTGCTCATGCTTGAAGTACTGTAAATCCGGTTGTTTTCTTCGTCTGAGATATTAGCTGTTCTGAGCAAATGATCGATGTACATCATCTGATTAGCATCAGCCGGGTAATCCTCATTATCCAGCTGTACTGCTGTTGACAATTCCTCATTTTCAGTTGTGCCGGAGATATACTTGATGATCCTTTTCAAGACACTCTTTCTTGCCATCTCAGGGAACCAATCATGCCAGGGAGTAGATTTGATTTTCTTGCTCTGAAATGCTTTGAATCCATCGCTGCAATTACGGGCCTGCTCAATATCTTCAATCGGCATCCATTCAACCTTTTTCAATCCGTTCGCATCAGTTGCAATGGCATAAGCTCCGTATATCTCGCCGCGATCTTTTTTCAGATATGGTTTGTGCGTTACCGGCTTATCAGTATTGGCAAGGTCCAGAGAAAATTCATCCTTATCAAAAACCACATTGCAAGTAATATCAACTACGTTTGAATTTTGACAGGCGAGCTTTGCAAGTCCTCTATATTGCGGCATCAGTTGAGCCTCCAGTTGCCTGGTCCTGCCATTGTAACGGGCAATCAGTGCCGCCTCTTGTGCTGCCGGATTCAGTGTTAATCCGATATTGGCGATATTAACCACAGCGCTTTGCAAACTAACGGGAGTGCATTTTTGCAACTGCTGATCCTGATTAACCAATTGAAGAGCAAAAGAGATTTCCCTAAAAATGGCTTTCGGCTGCATTCCGGCCTGTTCCATTTTTTCCGCTAAATCCTTCTTACTGCTGACCAGTTTCTGAACTGCTGACATCTTGCCCTTTTGTTGATTATTATTTACTTTTGTCATACCGAATCTTTTTTAAGGGCATTGGCGATGAGCTGCTGCCCTTTTTGTTTTATAGGAGTTCGTTAATCAGGTCTATCGCAGAAACATGCTTCTCAGGAATATATATCCCTTCAATACTGCCCTCTTTCGTTTCCTCGATCGCAGTGGCTAAGAGCAGGTCTAAATTCTTTTCTGTGTTTTGCCGTAGGAATTCAAAAACCTTCATTTGTCGCCCATGAGCGTGCAGTTTTTTGTCTACCCTGATTTCTGTGAAAATATTTACCATCCTGATCCCTCTCCGCGTTTCTGAAATCCGGTAGTCTGAAATCACTCCCGCTGCATTCAGGATCTGCAAAACCTTTTTGTCAATGATCTCGAATTCGTGATCATCATTGTAGATGAAAAGCCTCATTGGCCCTCTGCTGCAAATAATTAGAAATCCCTTTCCGTCCGATTCAATCGGGTTTTGATCGATTGCATCCCATTGTGGACAGTTCGTTACTGGTTGGATGTGTTTGGTCATGGTGAGTGGGTTTTAAATGGCTTCTGATTCAGCTTCTACATTCAGGGCTAATTCCAATAGATCATTAAGAAGTTTATTCAGTGTAACGGTAACTCCTTTAGCTTCGGATTGCTCCACTTTTTTCTTTTCTGCTCTCCATTTTGCCTCAATCCTTTCTCTGTTATCTTTTGTGAAACAAATGGTTTTTCTGATTTTTACCGTTCCAGTATCTTGTGTATTTACCATTATTCACGTAGTTTTATAATGAATATGTACACAATGTACTCGTAAAAGTGCATAATTGCAAATAAAAGTGCGATAAATTTTATTATATACCCTTTTTAGGGTAGGGAATTGAAAAAATAAAGCGCGAATTTTAGCGCAAAACAACAACAGGTGAGTAACAGCGAAAAATTTATTGAATACCTTGGAATCATCAATGGTACAGAAGGAGTCTCCTATCATGCCATTTCTAATCGGATCGGAATAGACGAGCAGCGACTAAAGAATATTAACACAGGCAGGGTTAAGAAAGTACAGGAGGGTGAATTGAATCGATTGGCGAGTGCTTATTCTCTATTTCTGCCAGAAGAAGCCCAGGAGAACAACTCGGTTTTTGATGCACAGGCACAGATCAAAGCCCTGAAAGAAGAGGTTGAGCAACTAAAGAAATCTATTTTTGATTTAGCAGAGATAAAGAATACTCTGAATTTGATATTACACAAGCTAGATAGTCAATAAATTTTTTCGTGCTATACCACCTCCTACTTATTGTCGTTTTTAGGTAGGAGGTTTTTAATTCCCCTGCATCATGAAAAACCTCTTTTGGATTCCTTTACTCCTTTGTCTCGCCTGTTCTGAAAGTGAACAATCAAAAGCCAGCCGCATATTACAGGATAGCGCATCTTCAATCCTGGTCAAAGCAGTTACGGACGCAAAGGCAGCAGGTATCACCATTCCGACAGATAGTCTTTATTTGCAGCTTGCCAAAGCAGATCCCGAAAGAAAAATACCATTTGCGGATTCGGTTGACCAGGTGATCCGGGGGCAGATTGCTCAGGTAAAGGCAGAGAAAGCGGAGCAGCGAAAAGCTAATCAAAAAGAATTCGACCAGCTCAAAGCAAAATTCACCTACAAAAAAGATGAATTCCAGGATATTGGATTTTACAACCACAAACGCTGGGGTAACTACTGGCCTAACCGCACCACCCTGACCGCTGGCGTTAATTCCTCCGGGTATGCGTGGTTGAACAGCAACTACCATGCAGACGATTGGTTGTTTCATACCAAGATCACAGTGTTGATCGGTGAGGACAAATACCAAAGCGCAACAGTGCCGTCGTACAATGACAACAACAGGCGAGAAAACGAAGGCGGTAAAGTTTGGGAGGTGATTACCTATGAAAACGAAAAGGCAATCCTCCGCGCTATCTCCAGCAATGTCGATAAGACGATTAAGGTTCGCTTTACGGGCGATAAATACTATCATGACATCACACTGCGTAGTGGTGACAAACAAGCGATAGCAGAGTGCTACCGGCTTGCAGAGTTGATCACTTCGCTTGCAGCTTCTGATTCAGCAACTCAGTAGTCTGTCTGATCTCGTCTATTAGCTTCTTTTCTTGCAGCTTCAAGTCTTTGATTATTAATTCAAGAGAATTGATAGTTTCGAGAGCGTGTGGTTTAGTGTGGTTCTCTGCTTCTATTTCTGTTTCTATTTTTTCCATATCTCCCCCCCCTGTTGTTTTGGTTTGTTAATAGGTGACAATTAATAATTTATGCACATATCACCCTTATGTCAATAGTTCATTTCTTTTTCTATTAAATCTTTGTGACCCTGTGTGACCGGGTTGTGACATTGCGTGACAAGCCGTGACAAATCGTGACCAGACCGTGACATTGCGTGACTAACCGAGTTTTTGCAAGAAATCTGACAACTCCATGCCTGTTTCCTGCCTTACCTTGTCTCTCATTCGCTCATTCCGTTTTCTCATTGTTTGTCGAGTAATCCCTTCTATCTGCATAATTTTAGCCGCTGAGAAATCAAATTTATTATATACGATCATACGGATGTATATATCTGGAAAATCACCATTTTTTTTTATTTCATCAATCAGTCCTGGGTAGAGGTATTCTGATTCAAGCCGGATCGATGACCAATTCTCCATACTCCGCAGATTCAGTACCAACCGCTTCCCTAATACCTCATAGGTTTTCATTTCCTGTTTCCTGCGTTTGGCATTGTGCTGGTGTGTTCTAAAGTAAAAGTAAATGCCTCCGATCAAAACGGCCGCCACCATATCAGAGGCGAATATCTTCCAAAATGGATCAGCAAAACGCAGATCTGTTAGCCACCTGGTTATCAACTGCCCTACTGCCAGAAATGCGGCATTTATGGAAATACCGATAGCAAATATCCGGGTAGGTGTCTTTTGTGGAATAATACCGTCTTTGATCAAGTGTTTGGAGTAGCTGTACATGAACCACCAGAATAGCTGCCAGGTTACAAATAAGTAAACCTTAGCGTGTCCATCACTAAAAATGACAGCTAAAAGGTAGTTAACAGAGGCTAGTGCAGCGGAGATCAGGAAAATATATAACTTGGTTTTGTGTTTATACCTGCTCTCTATTAGCTTGGTATTTTTGGTGCTTTTCATGGGTAACAGGGTTGTACATGAATGATCTTAACTATTCAAGCATAGCAAGGCTGCAAGGGCTTCATAGATAGAAAAATAGTTATGGTAGACAGGAGTTTAGTCCTGCCTTAAGGCTTGAAAAGGATTGTATATTACGAGGGGGTAAACAATATAAGAGAAAAGAGTAATAAAAACAAGTTGCGCCCGGAAAGGTATTAAATTTAATTTTGTGTAAATTTTACGCAATGATTTTGCACTATGTTGCAATTTATTCTTTCGGAAAATCCTGAACCTGCCGCCCTATCGCGTCCATTATCTTGAAAAAGTTCGCCAAAGTGGCCTCTTTTTCTCTGGCTGCATAATAAATAATCATTCTCGGAGAAATGCCGGTCGCTGCTGATAATTCATTCGCTGCTGCTGATCTGCTTCGATTATGGCTGTCTAAGTAGTTGTTTAACAGGTCGTAAAACCTTTCGGGAGTCGTCTCCATTCCTTCTGTATTGTCTCCCTGAAAGTAATTTTTATCACTCATTTGGGCAAGTTTCACTCGTGTGTTTTGCAACATAGTGCTAATTTTTGTATTTTGCAATATATTTAAAATTATACAAAGTTTCCTGCATGAATGCAATCCTCATTCTCATTGCGATAGATATTTTGTTTCGGCTTTTTGTGTTGCTTCAAGAGCGCAAGCGACTGGCATGGGAACAGGCAGAGGAAAGAAATGAGATTGCAAGACTAACAGGAGAAATCCGAGGACTAGAGGATGAATTGAGGGAGGTAGTCAAAGAGAAGCGCGATAAAAGCGGAATGACTAAGGTGGTTTACAAGAACCAACCAAAGCGAGTAAAACAGGGTGTTAAATTTGAAATAAATTAATATGAGTCCGGAGTTAAAAGAATTGATTGTCTTTGTGTTGTGCTTATTTGGATCAGCCTATCTGGTTATTCATTTCCTTGATTGGTTGCTTTACGGATCAGTAAGTGGAGAAATCACACCAGGTCCAAAGGGAACGCACGCAGACCGGCAAGTTAATCTACATTTCATCAAAGAAGAAAAGGAGCAGCGGCAATGCCTTTGTGACCTGCTTGATTCATTCCCTGTTTTGGAACCAATAAAGCCAGAGCGAGAAATGACAATGGATGAAGTGACTGCCGAGCTGGATCGGCTGATCCGGACTATAACAGAAGATGAGTTAAAGCCAATATATTCAGAAATAGACTACACAAAAGCAAATGAACTGGAGGTGATTTAAAAATTTAAAAACAGGTGAATTATGAAAGCATTAAAGGTCGAGCATTTAGGAGAAAACAAGCAACAAAAAAAGATACCCTCTGGAGGAAAGTTAATTAGGCTTTATGATAACTTTGTGCATAAGACTGCACTCAGGCAGAGTTATACCAAGCTCAAATACGCAAGCATAGCTCCTGATATGGTTTTAGCTATCACCAGTGGAGTAACTGGATATAATATCGGAGCGTCATTCGAACTACACAAGGCTTGGTGCATAGTAACTGCCCTTATATCTGCCATGTGTGTCGATGGGATTTTGGCTATTTACAAAGAGACTGCACAGGAAAAGGCACATGCCGGAGATCTTCAACCAAAGACAGCTAAATGGTTTAGTATCATGCTAGTGATTTTCTTTCTGTACGCACTGACTGCAACTGTAAGTCTTCTATCAAATGGATTCATCAAAGACGCCTATGAGGAATCAAAGAAAGTCACGATCCAAGAAAGGACAGAATTGGTTGAAAAAGCAATCGTGGCTAACCAGATCGAAAGCATCACGGAAGACCCTTTATTGGCTTCCTGGAATGATCAGCTAACAACACTGAAGCGGGAAAAGGAAACCATGCTCAATCAAACAACATCTTATGCCAGAAAGCAGTATCTTGCAGGTAGTATTAACTCTGCATTGAATCGCTGTGAAAACTGCCATACGCTAAAGGCTTTTTCTCAAGCTATCACAAAGAAAGACAATGAAATAGACGAACTACAAAAGAAAATAAACGACTTTGCCTATCAGTCTAAAATGGATCAATCAGCCGCCAAAAATCAGGTAGTCGAAATGGTAAACAACGACATAGAAACAACCAATGACAGTGCGCGTAAAGCGGGAAAAAGATTGTCTGTATTTTTGAACTTTCTGGAGCCTGCTTTGGCTCTTTTATCATTCCTCCTATTCACGCTCAAAATTGAGAAAAGAAGGGAGCAGGGTAAAAACGGAATCGAAATAAAAGAATCAATTACTATTCAAGCAATCATTGATCGGATTAAAATACCCTTTAGTCGATTGACTGCAAGTATGGCAATTCAAAACCAGGAATTGAATACAAGGCTTGCTATCAAAGCAGGAGAGAGCATCGAGAGTCAAAACACCTCCCCTGCTCCGAAAAAAAGAGACAAGAGTAATTCCCTCGCGCCTACGCATAATGCAGCTGCGCGCGCAGCTGCGCGCGCAGCCGCACGTAGCCGCGCACGCGTACGCGTGAGAAAGGGAGATATAATCGAGTGCAAAGGATGTGGAACTGAGTTCAAGGCAGCGGGTCCAAGGAATAGGTATTGCTCCGATGGGTGCAAGCCAAACAGATAATTCATTCCCCCTAGACGCCCGGTTCGGTTGGGAAGCTGGCCGGGCCTTTTAAAAGAATTTATCATGTTTTCATACTGGAGTTTAATATTTTCTAATTTCATTTTGCTTTATGCCGGGCCTGTTCCTTCACCTGTTCGGGTCCGGCCTTTGGGTAGCTTGAATTGCATTTCTTTAATTAGCGGGATAATCAAATTGTTTTTATGCAAGAAATAGATGAAATATTTGTTCCAATGTTGGGTTATGAAGGGCGTTATGAGATCTCAAACTATGGGAGAATAAAGTCCCTTTGTGGTAAAGTTGCAATGATAAGAAAGCAACAAACAAACAGAAAAGGGTATTGCAGAATTTGGTTAAGCAATAAGGGAAAGTATAAATTCGCCAGAGTTCACAGGCTTGTACTGCTTTCGTTTAAGGGAGGACCGCCCGAAGGAATGGAGTATGTGAACCATATAGATGGAGACAAGAGTAATAATTGCTTGGATAATTTAGAGTGGGTTAGCCACAAAAGCAATATTAGGCACGCAATTACCAACGGCTTAATAGATCGTGCATTTCAAAAACACCCACTATCTAAAGCAGTCCACCAGTTAGACCCCGAAACAAACGAGATTGTAAAAACATACTATTCGGCAGGTCAGGCTGCCAGGGCAATGGGTGTTCACAATCAGACGATTAGAAATGTCGCAGGAAAGAAAAAGAACCACCTAGTTTGTGGCTATAAATGGGTTTATGCAGAATCAACAAAGAGATAAAAGAAGGTTTTTTGGGGTATTGGATCGGGCTGATCCGTCAGCCTGGTCCATTTTCCAAAATCAGCGAGTAAGTTTCTTTTAGTATCGATCGGTCAGGGCTCCAGCCCTGGCTTTTACTTGAAGAGTAGAGTTGTTTTCGCATAAGTTGCTCAGGGCTGCGACTCCGGTCGCAGTCTTTTTCAGAAAGGCAATAGTTGTATTAGTGAAATAGATCTGTTATTAGCAGCCGGGCAGAAGTTGGCCCGGCTTTCACTAGCAATGAAGTTCAGTTAAAGCTGTTGGAGAACGCTCTTATGCGTTTTTTGTGCTTTGTGGCCGGGTCAATTGATCCGGCTTTTTTATTGAAGGGTGTAATTGAATTCCTTTACCATTCCCTTATCTCGGTGGTAAACAAAAGCCTTTGACCTGCGAATGTTCCCGGTGTATAAATTCTGATAATGCCAAACATCGGTCGGAGACAAGGACGGGCAGACCTCGATTTCGACCCCGTTGTATTCATCCTTGATCTGAGTATCGACATTCCACCGCTTTGAATTTTTGTGTAGGTGTCCGGTATGAAAGTATCGGAATTTCGTTTGTCCAAATTCGACCGGCTGATCTGTACTCATTGCACTGAATGCGTCTTTTGCTTTGATATTATTCCCATGAGAAAAGCCAATGAGATTCAATCCGAAGCGGTGATACTTTCTTTTGATAGGCGTGTTATTAATTGTCACATATTTATTCCCTTCAAATCTTGCTGCCAAAACTTCTCCCATTGTAAACACACTATTCTGATCATGATTACCCGGAACCATGTAAACAAAAACGGGTGCAATCTTCACTAGTTCAGTTATGGCACTACTCACCAACTGATGACCAAAAGAAAATAAATCAGTCCAGTGAATGCCGGCCATTTGCGGAGTGCCTTTCGTGGTGGCATTGAATGGAGTATCAATATTGAAAAAATCGTTTCCGGTAGGCAGAATAAAGTGATCAATCTTCGAAGTATCTAATTGCTCCAATGTGTCAAAGATCGCAGCAAAATAGACTTTGCGGGAATCCTCCAAGCTCCATTCTACCTCTTTGGTGTACGGAATCTTGCCCAAATGCAGATCCATAATAGCAAACTCGACCACATAGGGATGCTGTGATGCCCTTTTTTTTCTTTGAACGGGTTTCGATACCGGAGCAGAGGGAATATCAGCCAGCAGCGCAGCTCTGATCTGCTCCAGGTCTTTTTTCTTTCTTTTGAAATCTACCCGGAAGTAATAATTAGTGTAGGTATTGCCCTCGCTTGTGGTCACTTCCCAATTCCGAAAAGAGATTCCGTCTTTAGCTTCCCATTGGTTTAAATCAATGTCGCAAAGCTCCGCAGCCTGTTCAGTAGTGGTAATTGTTTTTGGTCCCTTGTACTCTACAGACAAAACCCCGTTTTTGGATTCCTTCTTTATTTCTTCCTTTTTCCTGGTGAAGCTACTCTCTGGATTGGATAGATCGCCTAGATTGTCTCTGATGTTACACAGTTGCTCATGGCTTAGATTTCTAATCCAGGGTAAATGCTGCTCAAAATAGGTTGGTATTCTTGGTCGGTATGTCCCCCTCATAGCATTTAGAATTGGTCCGGCCCAACCCCAAATACAAAAGTCCCCCAACAGATGTACTGAGAGAGGACCGGACGATAATTTTAAAAATTAGGGGGACGGGGGAATGATCTGCTTTGGTGCAGTTCGCGGGGGAATGGATATTTAATATCCGCTTCAAAACATCTTTAAGGCGTTTTAAGCTGTTTTAAGCGACTCAAGGGCGAAATGATACAAACCCCTGGAAAGAACAAAATGTCTTAAACTCGCTCAGAATAGCCCACAATGCGCTAATTTTTACGCATAGTTTTCAAAACTGCCCCAGTATAGTGCTTCATAGTGTACCAACCAGGGCAGTAACAACAGGTAAATTAAGACAACTTACTGCTTACTATGAGAAAACTACACTTTTGCGTTTTGCGGCCTCAGTACCTTTCCGGTACGTTCGCCAAGTGTTATTCCTTTCTCAAGCCATTCCAGCCAATCTTCAATCAAGAATTCAACCGTATCGTTAATTAGGTCGAATTCTTTTTTGATCCCCTCAACGAAAGCTGTTCTTGCTGCGCTCCCTTCTGTTTTTAATTCCTCAATCGCAGCCGGGATGTCATCAAAGCTCTGGATTCCCTCCAGGGCAATGGCGGTAATAAATGAAAGTATTTCTGTTCGGCTAATTTTGCCGTCTCTGTTAGAGTCGATGTAGATCACATTGGTTGTGACTTTACCGATCGTTTCTCCAAAACCTCTTGCTTTTTCAGTCATAGTTTTCTGCTTTATTTAAATGTGTAAAAATTACGCAATGAATTTCCGTAGTACTTCAAATACTGCTTTTGCATTCGTTTTCTTCCGGTTCGCCTCGCTTTCATTCTTCGATCGTTTCTATAAATTCGCGGTATTCATTGACCAGCTTTTCTTTCTCGGATTCCAGGGCATCGATAGACTGATTATGTAGCACTATCTTTCCCTGAGCGGCACTAATTATCTGGTGTTCTTCATCGATGCCGCTTTTGTGCTTTTGGATAGTCTCTTCTGTAATGGCTATATTCTTTTCAAATGCTCTCTTTAACTGTTCCTGTTTTTTCTCGATGTTCATAGCTTTATTTTAAAGTTGAAAATTTTATTCTTTGGCCGCTTCCAGATGTATTGCAACTGGCTAATAGCTAAGTCTATCTTTACATCGGTGGCGGCATCCGGGTACTTCATCGTGTGGGATGCAAAAGAACCATAGTAAAACGCTTTCGAGTCTTCATGAATAAAGAAGATAGAACTAAATGTCACACCTTGCGAAGTATAGATCCTTTGCAATAATGAAGGCTCCATTAGCTCGACAACATAATCTATTCGGTTATCTCTTTTGGCCTGTAACATCATTGATACATACTCAGCATCTACCTGTATATTTTGATACTGCGCTCTCTCTTGCGTATTCGGTCCCTCATAGATACAGGTAACATAAATAGGTACGCCGGGTGTCGGCTTTGTGCCCGTGTTTTTAGTCATAAATATCAATGTGCGCTCAATCTGGGTTTCTCTTTCGATACCCGATAAAACTTTGAATATGTTTTCTAAGTCCTCAAGATGCCCTGAAAAGTTGGTATTGCGCTTCCGAGCTATTAGGATCGACATCGAGACAGCTACCAGAGCAATAAAACCAAAAATAAAGTTCAGCGTCATCTATTCTACTCATGGGGGTGTGTTCTTCACATTAGGTTTTTCTTCTTTAACTCGCTTTGTAATTCGTAGCCCCGATTGACATAGATAGACATGTCTTGCGGAGCCGTTTTATTCCCTCCGAACCAAAGGCCGATAGGAGCCATCAGGAAGCTAGATCTATGCTTTATCCTTAGCTGTTCGGACATACTGGTAAATTGTCCTTTCTCATTGATCGCATAAAATACCGCCCTCCATTCGCTCTTGCTGGTCGGCCATATGGCATAGCCGGCACGCTCTCCAGGGCGTAGGTCGATACGTGGATGGTCCGGCGCGTTGTGATCAAAGTCTCTATTGATGTAAAAGGTACATTCCAAAAACTCGCCATCTTTCGGACGCCAGCCGACCATAATGGCATTCTTATTCTTCTTTGTCCAGGGATACCCTAAAGAAATACCCGGTAATTTATTCCAATCGTGCTGTAAATCTTTGTCATTGCCGGGATCAAATAAGGCATCCTTGCCAAACTCGAATTCCACTGTTAAGACCCTCTTTTTAATCTTAGGCCACCAGATCAGCCCGAAACCATCCCTGGGCTTAAAATCATGCTGGCCTTTTTTTATGGTGTATGCTTTCATTTTACATGGTATTCGTAAAGCCAAAGTTTTGTTTCCTCATTGGTCCCTACCAACTGATTGCAAACCAGGATGATCGGGTTGCCATCTTCCCGCCTTGCGTTGCATTGCAAAGCCTGGTGATTACTGCCGGCTTCCAGTTGCAGGACAGGGCCAAACGTGGCAAAATTATCTGTGGTTTTGTATCGAACCGGCACTGTATAGTTATCAATACTATCGATCATAAAAAGATCAAACTCTTGACCTTGAACCGGAATGATACAAATTGATCTCATATCTGAGCTTAATGTATTCCAGGGCAAAGCCACTGAATTAAGTGTACCATCGTAATAATAAAGGGTAGTGGTGTCTGTTTCGGTGTTGCGAGCCACAAAGTAGGGGATACCATCTTTAATAAACCCATCTAACCATCTTACTGTCTGAGAAGAAACAGAGGTAACAGAGTCTATCAAGCAATAGGTTTTTAATTCTGTGGTATCAAAAAACTGCGATGATCCGGAATCTTGCGAATAACTACCACTTAGGTTGGTGTAGTTAATCCCGTCTGTAGTTTTGATAGCAAATAGATGCTTGTAATTACTCCCGCCGGCGTCTTGTCTGGAATTAATGAAGCAATAAGTCACGCTATCATTGCTAATACAATGGGGATAAGCCCAATAATCATTCCCAAGATCCACTACCATGTTTGAGCTACTGCTGCTCCAGTTGTTCGATGAATAATAAACATGATTATATCGTTGGCAATCATTGTTCCCGCCTCGAACAAAGGCAAAAGAAGTGTCGTTAAAATTAAAGGTTTGGATATATGAAGGCTTGCCAGACAAAAGGCTTTGCTGACTCATCTCTCCAGGCTCCGCACCTGAATAGGCTTTAATCTCATTGCAGTGTACATTTTCAATCCAAAGGTTCCACTGATCACCAATTTTGTTTAATGCCGGTCCTGTGTGTACATCATCACTAAAGCGACTATCCTGGGCATCATAGATAGTGTCAATCCTTAGTGCCTTAGACCGATGATTGAAGGAATAGACTAATGGCTTATTTGCAAAACCCGCTTGCCCTCTGCCGTGTCCTGCTATATAACTAGTCCCATTATCGTAAATGATAATAGGGGCAAAGTCTTTAGTAAGTATTGGGCTTTTATAGTTGTTAGTCGTTCCAAATGTTAAGCCGCCTACCTTATCTGATCCCTGCGTCAACTTTGTACCAAAAGTGTGGTTCTTTCTAAAAAAGCCAGGTAGCGAGTGAGTAAACACTTTCTCACTGGATAGCAAGCCTGAACTACTGCCATAGCCGGGACTTTCGCCCGAATCATAAGGAATCCAATTTGCGCCCCCTAAACTGTCTTGTAGCATCGTGTGTTCCAGTTTGGCGGTGGCTACTCCTGAAGCGTCATATAGCGGAACGCCTGAGTTAAACAATGTCAGAGCATTAGCCGCCGAAAGCTCACCAGAAAACATGCGCGTCATCAGGTAGTCAAATTTGTAAAACTGACTAGATCCGTTATAGCCTATATTGATTCCCTCTGTGTTAGCTATTACCGGCGTCCCTAAATTACTAACTGTTGTTAGTCCTGTTGCCTCGTATCCATTAATGTAAATAGTTATTCCTGTTCTGACTCCTGAGCCGTCATAGGTGACAACCAAATGATAAAACTCTAAATCCTGAAATAAATGCTGGCTATCATAGGAATCTTCTGCATCAGCCGCCATCTTCCAAATATTAGAACTGCCGCCAAATTGAACAGAAATATAGGGCGTGTTATCACTATCGTATTCCAGGAAGATAATGATAGCATTAGAGCCGCTAACTTTTGAGAATAACCGCTGACTACTGGTAGTAGTTACGGGTCTAAACCAAGATTCAATAGTAAAGGCTGAATCCAAAGTATATGCTATTTCCGACTTATGAGATAGTGTAAAATACTCATCCGTTCCATTTAGGCTAGCATAGGGGAATTTGCCGCCTTTCTGCTCACTGCTTTGATCTCCACTACTTTCTATCCGGTAGTAATACAAAGTTCCTTCCGTTGCTGTCGCATCCGTGTAGCTCGTTTCTGTGGTAGTGTCGATATTAGAAAAATCACCGCTGGTTTTGCGCTGAACAATATAGCTCGAATAACCATTTGCATTGATCGTTAACGCATTGCTTTCTGTATCCAGATGCAAATACTTATACTGCTTTGCGTAGCTGCTGGGCGTCTGTATATACATCTGCTGCGACCACGCAAAACCAGGAAGAAAAGCGAGTATTAATATTTTAATAAAGCGATCCATAGTAGGTATTTAAGTGACCCATGATAGTACTGATGTTGCCGGATGAAAGCACAGAATTGTAAATGATAGCCGTTCCAACTATCCCGTCAAAGGGATTGCTACCATTGCCGCCGTTGCCCAGCTTAAGAGTAAAGGATTGCGCGCCGGTATCTGGGGCATTCCCGGTGCTGTTATTAGCTATTGCTGCCCCGCCATTGATATAAATGGAGCTTCGATCTGCTGCCGTTCCGTTGTCGGGGTCTAGCATTAAGCAGATCACGTAATACCCTGAATTGGGTGTAACGGCATTGTCAGAGCTTACATTTGAAACGACTGTTCCGGCACTGTTAGACACAAAAGTTTTTATCCGGTTATTACGGGGTATACTAGATCGATCGTCATAATCCAGAGAAAAGCCACTACTGGCACTTGATGAGTTATTAGTACCCATGATCGACTGCAAGGCGTCCGGGTCTGCTTCTGATCCGATCTGAGCGACTACAAATAAAGTGCCGCCGGTGTCGTGCAGGTAGTCAAAGCTGGAGGTTGTGCCACTAGCGTAATTGTCACCACTGGCAAAATCTACGGCATCTCTTGAGCCTATCTCACTGCTTAATAATTGCCCTGTTTTTGTGGTGTCTATCTGGCTGAAGTTTAAGCCGTTTCCTGTGATATCTACCCAGACAGTTACATGACTGCCGTTTGTGGTTACACTGTCGGCACTCCAAAAAGCTGAAGGTGTGGAAACCGCATCAATAAGCGTGTATAAACTATCCAGATCGAAGCTGACCGGATCAGGTATAGTAGCTGCCTCGCCAACTGCTGCGGGTGTGATATAATTTGTGCCGTCATACCAAAAAGACATCATTGCGCCTGTTGTGTATTTCCTGGTCCCTACGGTATCTCTATTTGCATCTAGTAGGTTAGGAGGCCACACAATAGTATCAGTGGTTGCATTGTCGATATGGACCGTATAAGTAGGCACTGCTGTTGTTAGTGGGTTTTCAAAAAATACGGAGTCAGCGGTAGTCAAAGAGCTTAAATCAATACGCCAGTAGCCATTGGGTTGGGTATTGAAATCAAGTGTGTCTTTCCCATCTGCTGTGGTAGTATTTAGAGAGTAAGTGCCTATGCTTGATATGTCTATCTCTTTGGCCGCTTCTCCATCGCTGGAAAGGCTTAGGCTGATCGTACCAGAGGAAAAAGAAGCGGTGTCTATGGTTTGAATTTCATTAGATACACTGCCATCTACTTCGGTAGCTGTTACGGTCAAGGTGTTGCCGCTTACTGAAGTAGAGGCAATGCCGCCGCCTGCAATGGTTAGTGTTTCCCCGTCTGAGATATCAGCGCTCCCTGAATTGCCTGCTATGGTGATCGTGTCTAATTCATTCGATACGCTGCCATCTACTTCCGTACTTAGCTTTGCATCTAAGGCGCTTTGTAGGTCCGTTTGATTACTTAGGGTTCCGGTAATGCTGCCCCATGTACCACCGCCGCCACCGCCGCCTGATCCACCGACAAAAACTATCCACCCATAAGTAGAGCGAAACATCAGCGTATCATTACTAGAGTTAATAGCAATATCTCCCAGTTGCGGGGAAGAGATACCGGCGGTGTCTGATACATTGGTGATCTCAGTGAATGAGCCACTAGAGAAAAGAGAGTCTAAGGAAGAAAAAAGGAATCTTTTCACAATCCCTAACTCCATTGTGTAGATCTCATTGCTTAAGGTCGGGCTATAATCTACCGGTTGCTGGTCCGGTCGGATCTGCCCAAAAACCGAAAGTGTGACAAACAGCAATATGGTTGTTAATATCGTTTTCATAGCTATGTTATATTGTACTTGTTGCTCAAGTAATTTTCTACTAATGCGCGGTCACTATTACTAAGTGGTGTATCGTAAATAAGCACCTCAGCAATCCCGCCTACCATCGGCCAGGTATTATTCCCATTTGCGCCAATCTGCAATACATTACTAGCATTACTGCTACTGCTTGCATCGCTAGTGCTGTTGTTAGCAATCGCAGCGCCAGAATCAATATAAATGGAGCTTCGATCTGCTGCCGTTCCGTTGTCGGGGTCAGATACCAGTGTGATTACGTTATAATTTGAATTAGGTGTGACTACATCATCTGCACTTACATTTGATGCAACCGAAGTGCCGCCGCCAGCACTTACAAAGTGCTTTATGCGGTTATTTCTAGGGATAGCAGAGCGGTCATCATAATCCAGAGAGAATCCTATATTTCCTGCTGTGCTGGCATTGTTACCAATGATCCCATATAAGGCATCCGGATTGCTACTTGTTCCGGGCTGAACAACTATAAAAACAGTCCCGCCGGTATCGTGCATGTAAACAAAATCAGAAACGGCTCCAACGTCTAGGTAATCGCCGCCATCAAAACTTAAATAAGGCTTTCCGTTTGGTCCTCCAGTGTTATAAGTTGGTTGCGCTGCTCCGGTAGTCTGCGAAGCGTCCAGGCTTGCTCCTGCCTGGTTGTGCCATTCTTGTACACTATCTCCGTTTGTTGCTAGTGTTGTTCCGGCGTCGCTGTATACTTCTGATCCGGCATCGAGCCATAAGTCAAGGCCTCCCAGATGATCCGGTTCAAAAATGTAATTTGGCACATCGTATTTTCTAGCCAGGTAAGTGTACACCTGCTGCCGTTCCGCATCAGTTAAAGCAGCGGAATAGACTAATATTTCATAGATGTCACCTGCAAAGTCTCGCCTTGCTCCGCTATTCTTTAACCGACCAACTAAAAACTCATCCAGCACTGCCGCATCCCAGTTAACAGAATCCGTACTTTCTGGAGCTGCTACCAGATTAAAAAACACCTTTCGCGAAGTATCGCCGGACCAGATGCCGGTCGCAATCATAAACTGTCCGGCTTTATAGTAATTAGTGGAACTATATTCTGTCCCGTCTTTACTTGCCGCTTCCAGTGCTGGTGTATTGGCATCTGCAAAAATGGTATGGTAATCAGTGCCGGTTCCGGAATTGTCATTAATAGCAACTACACTCTGTTCACTGCTTGCGCTGGAATCCTGTTGGAAAACGACAATAATCGTAAATGGATAATCGGTTAAGCCTAAAACAGAAGATTGAACCAAGTAATCATCAGTGCCGTCAAAAGTGATATAAGGATAGCCATTTTGACCTCCTGTGTTCCATGTCGGTTTGTTCCCTGCTGTGGTCTGTGTGACATCCCGGCTGTTTGTGGTTTGATCATGCCATTCCTGAACCGATTGCCCGTTGGTACACTTGGCAGTTCCAGCATCATTGTAAACATCTGCATCAGCCCTCAACCACAACTCCAGCCCTGTAATATCATCAGGTGCAAAGGATTTATTAATGATTTCCAGCATCACATGCAGCCCCTTATTCATACTCAATCCAGATGCTGAATTTTGCTTAATCCGAAAATAATAATAGTCATCTTGCAATAATTCCTCTCCTGAATTTGGCGTGACCGTCGCCTCTGTCACTTGTCCGGTAATGGTAGCACTTGCCACCACATCAGGAGTGGAGCCGCGCACCACCTGAGCGGTATAGCTCACTAGGGCAGACCCGCTCGGATTGGTAGCGCAAAGGAAATAAACCCTACGAATATATTTTTTGCCTTCAAATTGATAACCTGTTGCAGTAGCTGCTGCGGAATACGGGCGAAAGAACGGATCAAAATTAACGTAGCTGGTAGAGGTGGTTAGATCAGTGCCAAATGCAACCAACTGATAATCCATAAACTTTCTGCGCCCCCATTGAATATTAGCTTGCTGCTCGACCGGATTGGCGATAATGTAAGACCCTGCCGGAAAGTTATAATTAGCAACCGTTTCCAGAATGCCGACCGTGGTGTCTCCGGTAGCATGATCGACAGTTGGATCTATAATCACAATTTGTTGCTCTCCTGTTCCGGGATTGATCAGGATCACCGAGTCATCGCCAAAAAAGATTTCATCCTCATTCCCGCTAACTATTTCAAAGTCGGTTATGTTGCTGCCCTCGTCAATGCTCTGGTCTTCCTGAGCTACGAATATATCAGGGAAAGAGGGGGTTGTCAGTCCTGTATCTCCTGCCGGTGTTGGCGTCACTGGAGTTCCATCCTGGCTTGGTGCGGGTGTTCCTGGATCTGATGTTGGCCCACTTTCTCCACCAGATGGATTTTCTGGAGTTTGCACCCATTCTTCTTCCTCTGCCACATCAATCGGGGTCGGGTTGGCAGATATTTGAAACCATTCACCGTCCCAAATATCTGTTACCATATCGAAGCGAACACCAGATGCAATGAGGTTGTATGTATCTCGAACCAGGGTAGAGTAAATTTCAATATCACCCAATACCCGCCCTACATATTTTCTAACCGGAGTGATATTGGTAGACAGTACCTCTCTGGCAAAAAGTTCGTTTATCTTGAAATCATAAGCACCTGTACTCCCTTTTCTCCATGCGCTGGAATTCGACCAATCCGAACCATCGTAAACCTCGTAATGTCCAAGCGCGTTTCCAGTTGGGCCATCACCCAGCAGGAATTCTAATTCCACTTTTGCGCTATTTGTGGTAGCGTCGGTATTATTTACCCGGTATCGGGTAGTGCTGGATTGCCCCTCTAGTGTGCCATCAACCAAGATCTCTAAATAGAAATTTCGCGCTATCCATGTTTCTGTATAATCAAAGCTATTGATAAGTTGATTATCCAGGTCATACGCTTGCCAGTAGGTTAGCTTCAGAGACATGTCGCCATCCTGTGGCAAGTCCGGAGTAATTATGGAAAATTGCAGATACTGGGTTAAATCATCCTCTGCCTGTACATTGGTGTAAAATTCATAATTGCTATCAGTGGTCGTCCACTCGACAGTTGTAGACACATAAGGACTATTAACAACCCTTTTTAAATAATAAATAGTAGAACCATTATCTATGTAGACTTTAAAACGAAACTTCATAAAAGAGATAATGAAGGAATTGGTATTAAAGTCCAGTTTGTGGGAGAGATAAAACCGGATAGCCGCTTTTGCATCTCCAGAGTTGCTATCTATATTAGCAAGCGAATAAGTCGTTGAAGATTCACTGTTCCACGCTGCGTCTCTGGCTAGATTTTGAAGTGAAAAATGCTTGTAATCTACTGTAATGTGATCAAGTGACGGGTTGAAATTCCAAATAGGACTATCGGCAATGCCCACCAGGTCAGCAGATCCAGCTTTGTACTCGCTAGGATTGCCCCATGTTTTATCGGTATTAGAGAAAGAGGCTACAACCGTGTTGCTATCATAGGTTCCTGCTTTCACAAAGTGCCTCAGAACGACATTTCCAGTTTCAGCATATTCGTTGGTTTGAATAAGATAATACCGCCCTCCAGCGTGGTAAAACAAGGCTTTCCATTGATTAATCAATGCGCTTAATACCTGAAAGGCTGAGAAATAAGATTGGTTGCCACTTTGGTCTAGCCTTATAAATACCCGGTGATCAAAACGGGTAACAGTCCAGGGGTCGGTTGCGTTAGCAAAAGTCTGCGAATCCTCCCACCAATTAACCACACTGGTTAAATAAATATCAGATGCACCCCAATAGGAATCCAGCCCGATTTTTCCAAGTATATTAAATAAATGACCTGTAACTGTTTCTTTCCCGGAATATGCAGTTCCTGAATTATTGTAATCAATATCTTTAAGTCTGCCAATCCCGTCTGTGGCGCGCAAACTCAATACATAGGGGTAGGGTTTGTCCTCAATGGTGATCAGGTCGGTCAGCACATATCCAACCCAGTACAAGCTGCTGTTTTTTTCGATCTTTATCGTGAACCGCCCCTCTTCTGCGCCCACTAGCGCATTTGCAAAATTATTCAGGGTGCTGCTTGTTACAAGGATGCTGAACGAGCAAAAAGAAGGCATGACTCCAAAAGTTCCATTTTCCGGCTCTACCCATTCAATAGACATAGCAACCGCTTTAAAGTCAGTAGCACTGCCCACAAAATCAGCGTCATCGATGCTAATTGTGTAGTCATGACTTTCTTTGTTTGAAACAAAATCACCTTGTAGTCTTGTTGCCATTAATATCCTCTTATTCGTTCACGATTTCTTGCTGATCGGTCAGAAGCCAACAGGATGTCTTGACCGGCTAAAAGTGTTCTTAACCCAATATTCCCAAATACACTATCCAGGGATCTCGGAGAAGGCAAAACAGTCTCTCCGCTGCTCAGAAAAGCAGGGAAGGAGTCATTCGGGAAACCCGGAGGAACAACACCGCCGCGCGCCAAGCCAGGTATTTTAAAACCTCCTTTCAGTATGCTTAGGAAGTTACCGCCAAAGCCAGAAAACAGGCTGCCGCCTCCGCTAAATGCGCCTAGAATTAAAGAGAATGCCGCTGCCGCTGCTACTGCTTTTGCAATCCGGGCTAACAAGTCCCGAAACACCTCACCAACTGCCTGACCGAATGATTTGGCGCTGGTTATGCTGTTTACAAAGCCGTCAATCAGTCCATTTAGCGAGTCGATGCCGATAGAGGTGAAGTCAATAAAAGCCTGTCCGTTTTCGTCAAATACCAAGCCCAATTGCTGCCCGATTCCCTGCAAAAGCTCCTGTAGTGCATTGGCCTCGATAATTTGAAGCCTGGTTTGTTCGTTTTGGCTTTCCTGATTCTGTTTTAATTCTCTTATGGTGGCATTGTATGATGTGCTACTTTGGTCTAGCTTGTCTAAGGATAAACTTTGCGCCTCCAACTGCCTTTCCAACTTCTCACCGTCAGTCAATAGCGGGGCAATGCCGCTGCCAAATAGCTTAACTGATTCAACCGCCCTGTCGATGGCTAGAGAGACAAAATCAAATGGACCTGCATAGGCTTCCTTGATCTTCTCTGCTTCTTTTTTAGGGGATTTTGGAACAACAGCAGCACTCGCATTCGTTGTGATGTCAGGGATTGATGGACTGCTAGATGATGATGCACCAGCGGATAGATCAAACGCCTGATCGAAAACCCGATCTAACTTTGATAAATCCTCGTTTAAACCTCCAACCTCTTTTTTAAGTGCCGCAATCAAGTCCAGGCGTTGCTGATTAGGCCGGAGTGATCGGATAAATGTCCTACTGGCTAATTCAGAGGCTTTTGCGCGTTCCCCGTTTTCTAGCTCTGCAATCCTTAGTAGCTTGTTAGCAATCTTTTCCCCGATTTCGCCCTGGGCAACCGCCTTTTTTTCAAGTGCTATTCGATTGACAATAGCCTTATTCACACCTTCCTGCGCTTTCTCAATATCCTCCAGCGAGCTTTTTTCAACAGAAAGATTTCCTAAATAGCCTGGATACCTTGTTTTAAGATCATCCAGTATTTTTGCTCTTTCTTCTTGGGAAACATTCGTGTCTTTTAGTTTGTCAAAAAGTAAGCCTGTTTCAATCTGTTCTTTCTGGATTGCTTTGCTTGCATCATTGGTAGCTTTTGTCACCCGATCTGTTCCTTGCGCCAGGGATATTACAAGCGGAACAAGAGCTGCGAGTGCTGCCACAGCTAAACCAATTGGACCACCCAAAGCAGCAAAGCCCACCCGGAGAACAGGCAGGAATTTTATGATTGTTCCGAGTCCAAAAATTACCGGGCCAATTCCAACCGCTAAAGCAGCATAAGTCAGGATGGTTTTTTGAACAACAGGAGAGAGATTAGAAAAGCCTTGAACCAGATTGGAAATAACATTGGATACTCTTTGCAGTATATCTTGTAATCCGATAGAGTTAGCAATTGTCTTGCCTAGCTCTGCGCCAGCCAACCGAACCTCTAGCGTAAAGGTTTCAAAGGTCTTTGCGAGGCTTGCCTGTACGTTCTGAAACTGCTCATTCTTTTCAATTGCTCCTGTCAAGCGTTTGATGAATTGCTCCGCACTCACTCCTGCATCATTCAGTCCTTCTGCTGTGGTTGTTCCAAATTCCTTTTTAATCACCGCAGCCAGAGCCGGAACCCGTTGCAGGATAATTCTCAGGTCAGCTTGCAACACCTTGCCGTTGGCTGCAATTTGAGCGAACTGCCGGGCGATCTCGCCAATATCATCTACGCTTGCTCCTGAAACGGTGGCAGCAATACCGAGCTGCTTAATCGCATTGGTGGCATTTGCTGCATCGATGCCAACTGCCTGTAATTGAAGAGAGGCAGAAACAGCGGTTTTTAAGTCCAGTGTGGTTCGTACGTCCTTTGTTACATCCAGCAGGGCTTTAAACTGCCTTTTAGCTTCTGATGTGCTTCCAGTGATCGCTGCGAGTCCTTTTTCCAGCTTGTCAAAGTCAGCAAAAGTCTTGACGGCTGCTGCACCTACTAAACCCAAAGGTGCGCTAACACCCAGTGTCAGGGAGCGACCGATTTCAGTAAACTCTCTACCAGCGCGTTTCATTTCCCGAACAGCACCCTGCATGCCTTTTTTCAGGTTCTGAATATCTGCACCAATCCTTATGAGTAGATCAGACTTCGCCATCTGTTTTAGTTTTCTTCGCTTTTACTCGTTTATCATACGCATCCCACATTTCACGCATCTCTGCTAGCTCCTCGTCGGTTATTTCACTAAAACCCTCCTCGTTAGGGAGCTTGAACAGATCTGAGGGCTTATTGAGTTTCTTTTTTGAGTAGGGCGCAAATGTGTAACAAGCCAACAATCTAGTCCTCGCCATTGCTGCTAATTGCCGATCATTCTCCAGCTCCGTGAATCCACTGATTCGGTTGTATAACTCTCGCCAGGTGGATAGATAGAAATCCCCTCTGGTCATTCCCATCTTACCCATGCAAACCCTTTGCAGCCAATCCAGTGTTATTTCTTCCGGCTCCTGCTCGTTCTGGCCTTGACTTTTTTTTCCTCCGTTTGCGGCCTGGGCATGGTTTCAGAAATTGCCTTTCCGATTGACTCCATTGCGCCCGGAACAGTAAAGAGCAAATTACCCAACAACACTTCGTTCAGGTCGTGTTCCTCTTTAGCCAGCATTGCGCCAACCTTTAGGCCGGTATCTACTAATCGGAAAAGGAATTTCAATTCTGCACCGCCTAGATTAACCAGGTTCTCATCACTGAATACCTCGATGATCTTTTTCTGGAGTTCATCAAAGGAAAGACCCTCTCTTTCGGACAGTTCAGCCATTGCGTACATGCCGAAAAAAGCGGGTCTTTCTTTATCGAGCTGGATATATTTTATACTTAGCATTATTTACCTGTTTTGTGATCCAAGAAAAAGCGAACAGTTTATGTCACCGTTCCTTTTGTAACTGCTCCGCTAACAGTGAATGTGGCTGAATAGCTTGCTTTTTCACCATCTGTTGCATTGATGGAAATATTCGTGCAATAAGCAGAGCAAGTGTATTTGGTACTACCTGAATCACTGCTATCCTGGAAGTTTACCGTTACCAGTGTGCCGGCAGCAAAAATGTCGTACACCTCAACTGCTGTGTAGCGGTTATTGGAATTAATCGTCGTATCCTCGGAATACAAAGCCTCTACAGAGAAAGAATGGGTCTTTTGATCCAGTTCAACTTCTGCTGAGTTATTGGAAGTATCCTTATGAGTCACGCTAATTGTACTCCATTCTCCGTCAAACGTGGAACTCTGCGCATAGCCGATCGGCTCACTAGCCACCAGAAAGCGCAAGTTCTTTCCTGAAGTAATTGCCATGATATTTTAGTTTTATAGCTTTATTCTTAGGTTGACTTATGCCAAACCTTGTAATTTTGTTGCAGGTGAAATTGCTCTACCTCGCTTTGCCATGCTGCGTCCGATTGATTAGTTAGGTAGATTTCCATTTTTTCACCATTCGCTGTGCCGTCGTACCTATCCAGGACTGCACTGATCGCATTTCCTATCTGATAGCACAGGTCATATTCATTTGCGTATATATCTATCCCTACAGTGGCCTCATTTTCTTCTGTCGCATCTTTAGTGGAAAGCCGGGTAGAATTATTACTGTATGCGCAGGCCGGAAAACTGGTTGTTTCTGGAATCTTTCCCGGATGCACTTTTGTTCCGATCAATTCCGAAACCCCATTATCCTGCGTCAGTAAATAGTATATTCCGTTACCTAGCTTTGAAGCCATTGCGTTTGATTGATTTATCTGCTAATTCCTTAGCCTTTGCCTCTGCTGCTGCTCTTGCTGCTGGCTCTGCTTGCACTAGTGCCGGCCCTAGGATGCGGTCAAAAAAAGCACTTGCGCTCCCGAAGATCATTTGTGCGTAATAACCGTCTGCATTGGAAAAAGAAAGCCCTATATCCCCTTTGGTACTGCCACTAACCGTTGGGCCAACAAATAGCGCCTTTGATCTACGGAATCGGAATGTTTTGATAGACCGCCTTAGATTCCCCTTGTAATACCAAGCTACTGGCCTGCCATTGGAATATCGCACACTTACCGCACCTCTGTTTCCCTGCGTTTTCTTTGGCGCGTGTTTATATGACCACACGCTTGGCCGAGCTTTATCCCTGGTTACTTTCCTCACTTTTGAGGCAGCAGGGGTCAATATTTTGCGCTGCTCAGACTTTTTTTCAAAATCCTTGAGTATCGCCCGAAACCCGGCATTGATTCGACTTAAATCCCTTCCATCAATTATCTGTGCCATCGCTATATCATTGAAAAGGTGTTGCCTTCTGAGTCGGTAAAAACCAGTGTGGAGGGTGGTTTGTAATTGATTTCATCTGTCTGTCCGCTATCGCTCCCCATTTCAACCACTATCGCATTTCCAGATCCATCTACCCATGTTCGACCATCTGAAGTAGTCAGTGCCAGATCGTGACCTGGTTCAACCTGCTTTGTCTCCAGTGTGATATATTTCTTTTCTGCATCCTCCAGCACTCCTGTAATGTCAAAATAAAGACCGTCGTATTTCACTTTGAAATTGGGTCGTATTCCTTGTCGGTATCGAATAATGAAATCAACTGCCGTGACTGCTGTATCTCGACCAGCAAAAAAGCGTTCGTCAGTACCTACCTTCTGATAGTTCACCGATGCCCAGATCTCACTGCTGACTATCCAGGTTAATTTCTGCCCTCCGTCATTCGGGTTGACACCCTGGAGAGGGACAGAAAAAGCAATCCTTCGATTCATTTTTCCAATATCGTCCAGCATGTCAAACTGTAGTTACTCTACGCTGGTGCAATAGCTTCTCTGCTGCACTTTTGTAGCGACTTGCATAATCCGCTCTCTTTTCGTACCATTCGGAAATCTTCATCAGCATAGCCTGTTTAATGTTGCTCGGAATACTATCGGTATCATCATATCCGATGGTGTATTCCACGATCACATTAGCTAACTCCTCTGATGTATCGGGCCATTCCTGATCCAGTTTCAGGCCAATAACAGGTGGTTTGTGATAACTTGAAAGCGTGTAAGCAGAAGTTGAAACTGTCTGCCCCGGGGTGCCGTCTTCGTCTGTGTAAGTAATGTCTGTAATCGATCGAACCGGAGAGAGAGACAGAAAAATCAATTGATTTGGATTACCAGCAGTTGACTTAGGAAAACAATCAAAGGTTTCCTTAACTGTCTGTGGTAACAATCCCATGTTTAACTCGTCCTCTGCCCACTGCCTGGCTGACTCGATCAGAGTGGTGATCAGGTCGTCATCTGTAGTGAAATCAACCTTCAGATGATTCTTAACCTCTGTGCTGGTCAGTGGCTCGCTCGCTGGTCCGGTCGTTACTTCGTATGCCATCTATGAGTCTTTTTTCTTCCGAGGCTTGCGACTCTTGCGAGTTGTTGCCGCCTCTTGTGTCTTACTGGTCGCTGTCTCTTTTTCGTAAGCAGGAACCCGCTGAGATTCTTTCACTTCTTCTGCGTGTCCAGCTTCGATCAGCTTTTGGGCTAGATCAGCGAACGTTTCAGTGACTTGCCCAACACTGGCGCCCAGGAAAAAAGGCGCGCCAGTGCTGGGTTTTATGACTCGTATTTTCTTTAGCTTATTCATCGGAATTAGCTTGCATCAGCATCTTTCATTGCGCTGAAAGAAGCAGCATGACGCACTCCAATATCCCACCAGCTATTCACTACAATGCGAAGCAGAGAGGAAGTAGCTTGAGTATAAGGATCTACAATCAAATCCATGCCGCCAAATTGAGCAACCAGCAGTTCTTCCCAGTTACCGAAAATGATAGCGTGTAGTCCAGTTCCTGTTCCTTTAGTGAGGGTAGAAGGAACCAGGGTGGAAACCATTGAGCGGTAGTTATTCAACCGGCCTTCGCCAGCCATGCCGTTGATGGCGTCCATCCAGACAAACTGGGCAGTGTTAGTGGCTTTCTCGGTGGTTTTCAGCTTCCCGGCAATACCCGGAGTGGTCAGATAAGCTAACCGGCCAAAATCTGCGTTTGCAGTGGCTACATCAGTTTCCAGACCTACAATATTGGGCCACGTAGGAGCAGCACCGTTTGTTCCACCTGCTACATCACCAATGCCGGAAGTATTCAAGATTCCAGTAGGCTGGTTGCCTGATCCAGATCCATTGATAGCAGCGGTATCAACCGCCTGGGCAATTGCGCGTTCGATGTTACGACGAACAAATCCTTCTGCATCGATGGTGGACTGTACGATCAATTGCTTGGAGACATCGGCATAAGTACCAACTCGATTCGGAGTTAACTGGAGGCGATCAAAGGTTGGAGAACTTTCAGCGTTGGCATCATTCTCACCCTCCCAGGTTCCGGTGGCTACTGCGTCATTGCGTGGAAAATCAACATTACTGGTAAGTCCTGTCAGCATGGTAGCTCCTAATTCCTCAGTGACCAGGCGAGGCCACAGGTAGTCGATCAGCTCACCTACATCGGTCTGAACGGTGAACCCGCCTTCGGTAGTGGTTCCGGCTGTCAGATCCCGTTTTTCTGGGTTGCGATTGAAGAAGAAAGAAGGAACGCCAATTCCCTGGATGACCGTACCAGACTGACGAGCCTCTCTCACTGCCTCCTCGTGCATTTCTCTTTCCAGACCCTCCAATGGCTTGCCATTCAGGCGGCTTTCAATAGCCTTGAGAAAGGAAAAACGCTTAACGATCTTCTTTTCTTCCTTCTCCTGCTCTGGCTTTTTGTGCCGTAGTTCCGGATTGACTTTTGCGCGTTCTTCGGCCAGGCTTGCTCTGCGGGCTTCTACTTTTTTGCGCAAATCAATTTGCTTATCCAATTGGGCAATCTCAGATTCCCATTTTTCAAGATCACCGCTTTCCTCTGTGCTGAGTTCGCGCTTCTCCTGTTCTGCTCCTGCAACAACCGCATCCATTTGCTCTATTAGCTCTGCGCGGGTGTCGAGCAGCTCGTTTACAGTTTTCATAGCTTAAAAAATTTGTGTTTATTTGCTCAGGTCTTACCCTCGCAGTTTCAATAGTTTTGTTTTCTTTCTCCAGCGATCAATTCCTGGAATTAAATCAGGGTCAGACGCCGGATTTTCTGTTTGTTTTTTTCTTTTTTCTTGCTTGGGTTTTTTTGTACTTTGGTATAGTGCTTTACTGTTATTTTTCTCCACAAAAACCATTTCGACTTCCTGCCAATCATCGCGCTCTGAAATGATTATTTCATCGCCCTCGCCAACAGACCATTCAGCCCGGAAAAGCATCATTGTTTCCCAGTTCTTCAGAATCAGTGTTCCGTCAATTAAAATCATGGAGATGTAAAAGGGCCAGCCGTTTTGCTCCCTGAATTTGGCCGAAATAGCATCTACTAAATCGTATATTTCGAACACACGGGATTCGACTCGAATTTGCCCCGTTCTTAACTCCTTTGGGTTTTCAGTACTTGATTTTCCCGCCTTTGCAGCTTGAAGGCTGCGCGCTGTGACTTCTGTGGTATCATAGGCTGGATAGGTTACCGGAGATACATCAAATAACCGCCCTACTTTTGTAATCGTCCGTTTTTCTGTTCCATCTCCATTGGAGGTCCATTCATCAGACTCAACAGTGAATCCAAAAGAACTTTGCGACACATTGCCGTTCCGAAGATTAATCAGCAGGTCATTTCCGGCAGTGGTGTTAGGCGCATCGAATTCATACTTCAATCCACGCTCATCTACACTGATCGAAAGGTTTCCAGCTTTGGTTCGGGCAAGGATCTGATTCGGATCATGGTTGAACAGAGCCCTTACATCGTCATCCAGAACGCTATCAAATGCACCTGGCGCAATTTCCTCTGTAAAACCCCACATTAACTCACTTGGAGAGCTAAAGACAGCAGCATAGCCTGTTACCGTCCTGCTTTCTTCACTTTCCCCTGCTCTGACTTCATAAGAAAAGGTTCTGCGCTCTATATCTTTGGTTTCAATTTTCGGTTTCATAGCTTAATTCTTTATACTGTGGCCGTTTAGATGACCATTTTTTTCTTTTACTTCGCTCCATTCTCCCGACCTGATCATTCTCTCAAAATCGCTTGCGTCAATATCCCCAGGTTGCATATTGTTGCTTTCGCTTGATTCCGGAACAATATTGCCATCCTCATCCAGCAAAGACATGTTCTTCGGAACCATCCTGCGATCTCCATTAGGTAGGCTATTATTCCCCTCTTTTCTTCTGGCCTCATTAAATGACATCAACCCATTCTGAACAGATCCGACCAGATACTTTATTCTGGTTTCCGGATCAGAGCGTAAGAACGCATCCATATCGAGCATTGCTTTGATGCTGCCTCGCTCTGAATCCCTGGTGAATAGCTTCCGGGTAAATTCCTGTTCAATCGATTCCACCAGCGGAGTGAGAGTAAATTGCCGGTATTCCAGATTTAAGGTTTCTATATTGGAGAAATTGGCCCGATCCAGGGCGAAAAGCAGGTGCGGAGACAAACCAAGTATTCTAGCCGCCTCATAGACATTATAC